AGTCCGATTCCGCTCTCATCGCAGGTAACAAGTCGTTGTTCACAGCGCGTTTGATAAGCGTGTTATTGAACGCTCTGTTACGTCGCTCGATGCCGGAGAACTTATCGAACAAGTCTTTGTCGGTATCCTTTAAGCTAGAGTAGATGTCCGCATCGGAAACCTTCATTGCTTCCTGTTCACCGATCGCGCCTTGGACGCGTTGAATACCCGCATAGTCCTTCAACATCGGATTAACCGTCGACAAAGCGTCAGCTAAATCCATCAGCTTATTACGCCCTGCTTGTCGTACAGCAACGTTGTATTGACCGCCGCTTCTAACCGTTGGCTGTAAGCCGGGAGCGTCGGGAAGGTCTTGTACTTGTACTCTTGCCATTAGGAATTTAGTTCGCGTTTAAGTTCGAGTCCTGACCGATAACCACTTATGCCCGCACTAGCGACGCTTAAAGCTCCCTGAAGGAAGCCGGGTTCATTAACAGGTCTGTTTATATCTATAAGTCTATTAGCCGATCGGAACCCTGCGTCTGTAAGCGCGAGTCCTGTCTGTAGATCACGCATCTCTTGCTGACGTCCTACACCGACTCTATACGCCGCTTCTTGGCGTGTGTAATCGTCGATAAGGGCGTCAACTGACATACCCGCTACACCCGCTTCTCCCGCGCTTGTAGTCGCTCTGGCCCGTGCTTCACGCGCTTTTAAGGCGACGTCTCCAAGCTCACGATTTGTTGCCTCTTGCTCCTGCGCTTGACGCATACGGATAGACTGTTGTTCTTGGATAGCGCGTTGACGTTCCGCTTCCATCGCTTGTGATTGGTAGCGACGTTGTGCGCGCGCCTGTTGACGCTGTCCTACGAACGATGCTCCCGCCGATCCAGCGGTTATGGCAAGGGTAGCTATTGCTATTGAACACATGATTATTTCGATTCGGATTGTTGTTTATAAAGATTAAATTGTTTGAAGCCGTCGTACTTACAGTCGCTCCACTTCGCTCCTAACCACGTTAACCAACGCATAGATAGCTCGTTGTCTTCCATGACTAAGTTTGTGAGGACGGTGTAATCGCCGTAAAGACGATCGATCCATTCGCGTGAGTGCTTGAGAAACGTCTTCTTGATGCGATGAACGCGGTGTGTGCCGAGCATCCATATCACTCCGCATTTAGGAACGAGCGATTGAACGACGCCAAAGCTACCGACTATTCGCATGTCCGCATTGGTTGTGATCGTCCACGCTTCGACGGATTGTGCATACGATTCAAGGATTGCGTGACGGGGATGATTACCTAGACCGATACACTCGATCATATCCATGACGCGCATATCTTCGTATAAAGCCGGAGCATCAAGCTCGCTGTCAGCGGGTCTTATCCGACAGTCGGAATAAACGTACTCTTTAAGCACCGTATCTTTTTGATCGTCCATGTACAAAGCTCTCGAACTCAGCCGCTAGTAACTTCATAGGCAGGGCTGAAGACGATTTAATATTGATGGTTACGTCGTCGTGTTTGGAATGAATAGGAAAGCGAAAGGAACCGCTGTCTAAGACGAGCGCTCCAATCACGGAGTCAGCACCGAGAATCGACGGGTTAAAGGCGTAGGTATAGGTGTCCCTGAATTGCGGGGTAACCTCGATAGTAAAGTGTCCTGTGTCGTCGTAATCGATCGCCCCGTGACGAAGCACTTGATGAGTAAACGTTGAAGCTGACCGTCCCCCACGCTCTGTAGGTTGCTTGAGGGTCTGCGTTGAGAACGTGTAAAGAGACTCGTATTCAAGACCGACAAAGAACGATGTGGACGATTGGTCGCCTTCGAGTGTGAACTCAGTCGCCGACGTTCTAGTGAGCGGTAAACGGATTCCATCGACGGTGTAGACGACGGCTCCAGCCGGGTCATAAGGCATGTTAGATACAGACGTCTTCTTCGTGAGCGCGTTGTAAGACGCTGTTAGAGAACCGCTTGCAACACGACGATCTAGATGTATCGAGTAAGTCTTACCTGAATCCGTGTGTCCTGCTTCCATCGCCATCTTCTCAAGATGACCGTCGGTTGTAACGACGAATAGATCGCTGTCTATAAACCCGCTTCCAACGATGTCCTTAGCGAAGTCAAAGCGCATCCAAGCCGATTGTATCTTCTCTTTGTTCTGCCAGAAGTAACGATACACATACAACTTCTTTAGATCGTCCGTTGAAGACGCGACTATGATGTCCTCACTAGGCGTACCGATAAGCTGTCGTAGAGACGATGGAACATAGGTAGGCACTTGAGCGGTGATCTCAGACGCGTCAAAGACGTCGGTGTCCTTGTCGACATAGAACTCATACATCCCTTCGAACTGATCGCGTGGGAACGTGAAGTAGACGTAGTTGGTAAGGGCGAGGGGCTTGACGTCACTAGACACGTTGTACTCGGTTATAGGCGAGATGTTGACGGTCTTAGGCGTGAGTAAGTCGGTTCCTCTTAATACGAACTGTGACTGTGGACTAAATAGAATGAGCTTCTCTTGGAACGGTACAGCGTGTTTAAGCGTCGATACCTTCGTGTGCGCGACTCCAACGTCGATCGGAGCGCTGTCTAGAAGCGATAGGACGGTTGTCCTGAAGAAATTGAAATACTCATCAGCCTCGGAAAAGATGACGGCTCCGTCGGTCAACAGACCTAAACGGTTCTTAAAGAAGAAGATGTCGTTGATGGTTGTCCCGATGAATGACGGATTAGGACTTGTGTCTAAATCGCCGACAAGACGGTTCTTCCAAGTCGCTACATCGACCGCATAAGACGTGATTGAAGCGCCTGTGAAAGTCGGAACGATCTGGATCGGCATGGTCGTGTTATCAAGCGTCGTCTCAACGCCATAACCTATGTCTTCGACCCAAGTGCCTTCGCCGAACGTCGCTCCGTCTTTCGTCTCGAACTTGACGTAGTAGTCGTCTTGAACGAGTTCCACATCGCCTTTGATTTTTACACGTGAGTCTTTAAAGCATTTAATCGGCAGATCGGTGATTGCTGTAACTTCCTTATACACAAGACCTAAACCCGTGTTTGAAAGCGAGTCACTAACGGTGATGTTTAAATCGCTCGACATGACGATCTTGATGACCGATCCGTTAAAAGACGCAGAGGACACGCCAGCTAGACTCGATATAGACGACGCTAAAGCGGACGCTATAGTCGTCGACTTATGATCGCTTGGCCCCGCTGTTGTCGCGGTAGCGCCGTCGATAGTGACGTTGTAATCCGTACCGCTGTTGCCTTGCTTTACAAATACGATGGCTTCGTTTGGAAGCGCGGTTGAAGTCGTACCTGCCATAGCGACGGTCTTACCTCTGTCCGCTACGAATGTGTAGTCAGCAACCGTTAACGCTTTAAGATCGTTAAGAGGATCGGTAGCGCCGTTTAAATACGATTGTGCATCAGCGCTTATAGTCGTCGTTACGGACGAGCCATCAACGGTGTTAAAAATGTTTACTGAAGTCGTACCGCCAGAATGATTGAACACCATGACGTGCTTATTAGAAGCGTCACGATCTACAAAATGCGTTAAAGCGTCGTTCTCAAGCGACACTCCTAACGACGCTATGTGCTCGGTGTGTGGGCGTTTGGTAAGCCCGTCCACAACGGAGCTAAAGGCGTTGATCTGTTCTTCTGCCTGACCGGGGAACCTGAGATTGTCGGGCTGTTGCGAAACGCCTTGGACGAGGTTCGGTACGGATGTAGTGATTAGAGGCATTAGCGATCAAGGACGCGTTGTACGTCGTAGTTGTCAAATATCGTTCTATCGGCGTTATCGCTGTCGCTATCCACCGCTGTAGCCTTCGCATTAACCTCGTCACGAAGGGTAAAGCTTTCGATCTCCTGCGAGCCGAGAAATCGATTAGCGAACTTACGCGCCGCTCTAATCGTGATGTAGCTTCGGAACTGTTGCGGTAGTTCTTCGAAGTTAAGTTCAAAAGTGATAGTGACGTCTAGGTCTTCGCTAAAGACGTCGGTGTGATTCTTCCTGTCATACAAAGTTGTCCCACGTTGAACGATGTCTATGTCGAGATACTTATCGACGGGTGTATCGATCTTAAGGACGTTGGCGGGAAGACTGAATTTGTTAGAGGCGTTTCTTACCAACGGGTATTCATACTCGGTGTTATAATGCCAACCGTCGGATTGAACCTCGCGACTGACTTCATCAAGCACGTTTAAGGCTGTAACAACAGATACGGGAAGACTGCTTCCGCTGATAGTGTTGACGGGTGATTCGCCGATCACACCGATCATCGTGTTGACTGCTTCTAACTTCGTGGTAAGTGCCATATTTAAGTGGGTTATAGATTAGGTAGTGAGTGAGGGCGAGGATAAAACGAAATGAAAACCTCGCCCCCACAACACAACCAAAAGGTACTACTTCTGTAGTTCGATAGCACATTCGGGACGGAGGATTCCGTGACCCATAGCGTACTTCGCAATGAAGAGAGTTCCTTGACGCTCCATCTGATACTCGGACTCAGTCGCAAGATCGAGAAGCTTCACAGTTCCAACAGCGGCGGGGTGAGCAACGATACCAAGGGAGTTGGTGAAGTTACCGTTATACCCGCTTCCGCTTCCGCCGAACACGTCGTTAGATGCGGCTCCGTCTCCGGTAGCTACAGCCGACAAGTCGGTTGATGGAAGGTGAGTAGACTTGAAGATATTGATACCAGCCACTTGTGGAACAGTTCCAGAAGCGATTGAACCAAGTCCTCCAACGTCCTTATTGACGGCAGAAGAACCGATTACCAACGCGCCTGAACCGCCAGTGATGAGCTTGTAGTACTCTTGTGGACGAAGTACGCAGAAGCGTCCGTCGGAAGGTACGTCATTCTCATCGAGTTTCTGAGCGGCGGTGAACAACGCGGCAACAAGCTGTGCGCCTGTAGGATCAACGTTAGACGAGTCGTCAGCGCTGTCGGCAGGATCGCCCATTGAGTTAGCTGATACGTCGAGAACACCACCTACTTTTCCGCCTGTTACGCCGGGAGTAGCTTCGCGGGCAGCGGCGATGAATACCTTTGCAATCGCGGTATCAAAGCGTAATGCCAATGCTTTACCAAGCTCGGAAGCGTAGACGGAACGGATGTCGTAATGGTTCTTTACGTCGTCGATAGAACTCAAGAAAGTAGAAGCGAGAAGGACGTCGTCGATAGTGATGACCTTTTCGTTCTTCTTGATGTCGCTCAAATATGAGTTTTGACCATCGGCGATGTTCTGACCGGGAGTATAGTAGTTAGCGGACGCGATCCCTGTGACGGGGAACTGAGCGCTTTTACCATTCTCGATAGTACGAATAGTATGAAGAGATTTGAATACGTTGTTCTCTTCGAACGTTGTTAAGATTTCGCCAGCAAACTTCTTCAGAAAGAGGGCGTCAACCGCTCCTGCTGAATTAATCTGACCGACGCGTGAGGGAGAAGTGTCTCCATTAGCCATGATTATTGTCTCCTTATTTTAAGGGATTATTGTTAGTAGTGATGATTAGGCGTCGCTTTGTCGGTCAGTTGTCCCGCGCACGGGGCTGTCGTTAGTGCTTCGTCTAAAGTGTTTATCGGCGACCTCCGGGTGTGAAGTAAAAGCCCACGATCATTGGGAGGACGACGGTTGCTTGAAAGAGCGCAATGTGTCCTGTTGTAACGACCATAGGGGCTTGTGCCGCTTGAAAAGAGAGGAGTCCGAATAGAAACTCGTTCCGTCCTTCGCCTGTGATGTTTGAGATGGTAACGAGGGGAACGCTTGGGTAGATGGACGTGATGCAGGTGATGAAGGATAACGTTCCCATTCCAATGAGTGCGAGCATCCGCCGAGTAGCGCGAGTAAAAGCGCCGCCTTCACCGCTGTTGAGACTCTCTTGGAATTTAAGTGCATACTCATTGTTTCGTGCTTCACGTGCCATTTCTATTTCGAACTTCTGTTGACGTGAATCCGACATCATACCGAAAACGCCTTTTAAAACGCTTCCCATAGCGGCGCTTCCACCGCCTGTCAGAAACAACGTCAACAGTTCGAACATGTTTAAATATTAGATACAGCCAACCGACGATCTACTTCGGCGTGATACGCCTTGTCCCCGCTTTTGTATCGAGGGTCTTGCATCGCCCGACTGACTTCTTGCATTGATTGATAAGGTAAAGTGGATGTTCCCGTCGTGTTACCTGCGACGAGCTTCGGTTGGGAACCGCCGTTCTCCGCTTGGAAACGCGCATGTAAACCGCTTACAGCGAGCTTTGCTTGATCGATGGTGCCGTTGTTAACGACCTCGTTAAACGCGTCCATCTCGCTGTCACTCAACGTTTTACCTGCCCATTCGGACATGGCGTCGTAATCGCCGTTAGCGGCGGATTGTATCTGCGAGGTCTCTGCTTCCTGAATCGCGGCTTGGCCTGCGGCAAATTGATCGACTAACTCGCGGCTAAGACCTGCGTTTGCTAACGCTTCATACGTCTCGTCCTTGAGTTGTCCTTCGTTTTCATAGAACTCAACAGATGCGTCTTGGATGAGTTGTTGAGCGGCGTCTGTAGGTTCGTCTACTTCTTCCGCTTTTGGTTGTTCTTCTTGTTGTTCTTCTTCTTCGTTAGCCCCTGCTCCCATTTTTGATTCAAGTTCTCCGTAGGCTTTTGCCATTGCTTCCGCTGACTCAAACTTCTCTGGTAGCCATTCTGGGCGTTCTTGCTCGACTTGAGGTTCTTCAACCGTCTCTGTTTGCTGTTGATCGGGTTCAATCTCGTTCGGTGCTTTTTCGTTTATTTCGACTTTTTGGTAATCTGCCATATCGTTTATTCACTTGGTGGTTGTGGTTGTTGCTGTTGTTGTTCGTTTGCTATCGCGTTGATAGTCGGCGCTACAGCGGGCTGTCCTAACTTCATCATCATCTCCTGTTGTTGAGCCTGTTGCATCGCTTGTTGAATTTCTTCGTCGGACTTGATCAATCCTTCGGTCTCGATTCCCAACGCGGTTGCACGTCGTTTGAAGTAGTCTCCGACATTGACGTACTGAGCGACGGCTTCAGGGCCGACGACTTGGTTCGCTCCCGCTAGGAACATGTCTAAGCGATTAAGATCATTACCGCGTCCAAGCGCTTCAACGCCTGTGATGACGGTCGGTTTGACGATGTCCTTTGGAAGTTTAGGCAGACGATCCCTCCTGCTCATACGATCCATAAGACGCGTCACGAGCGGTAGTTGGAACTCCTGCGATAGAATTGAATACAGTCCGCCGAGAGCGGTTTCGAGTTCTTGACTGAGCATACGGATTTCTTCCGCTGTAACTCGTTCAGCGTCCCTGACGACGGAACTGTTTAAAAGGAAAGCGTTGTTAAGGCGTTCGCCTATCTTCGCACTTACGGATTCCGCTACTCGCAGATCGTTAAACTTATTGAGTTGTAAGACCGATACATCGCCGTCGGAACCCTGCACGATAGCGCCGTTGGGAGCGTCCGCTAAAGTCTTTGCTCTGGTCGTTCCGTTAGGATTAACCATGAATAAGACTTTCGATGCGGCGGCGCTTGCTTCAACGATCGCTTTAGTCAGCGCTTCAAGCGATTTAAGATCGCCGATGTACTCTTCGACAAAGCCGCGTCCGTAGTCTTCGCCATCAATACGTGTATAACGTAAAGGTATCCAAGGCGACTTGTCGATAGAATACGATCCTTTCGACTCTTCGATAACGATACCTTTGACGTCCTGTTGAACTTCGAACTTATTACCGTTACGTACAATCGACGTATACAAGTCGCAGTTGTTCTCCTTGGATTCTTTGTAGACTTCTTGCCGGACTTCTTCAGGAAGCATGAATGGCGCTACTGTCTCCTTGACGGCGATATGTGTGACGTTCCCCATCGCATCACGCTTAACTACGTAACGGTCAGGACGGAACACTCGCATACCGCCGTCGTCGGGGAGATAGAGTAGTGTATTTCCCGTGATTAAAAGATTCTTTAAGGCTTCGAAAACACCGACTCTAAACGCCTCTACTTCAACCTCTTGTGAAACAGCGCGTTCCACTTCGCTTAAAGCTTTTTCTAAATCGGTACGAAGTTGTTCCCCGCCTTCCTCGCCTATCTCTGCTTTGGCTTTCTCAAGCTCGTAGCGATCGATTACCAAACGGAAGAAAGGCGCGTTAGGTGGAAGCAACGCCATCAAGAGTTTGGAAGCGAGGTTGTTAACGCCTCTCGCTCCGATGCCTTGATACGGCGTGTAATACTTCGTGTGTGGCCCGTGTCCTTCGGGCGGTAGAACGTACGGTATGGTCAGTTCTGACGACGTTCTGGCACGGTCAAGAAACGTCCACCGTTGGTTCTCCAACTGCGTGTAAAGACTTTGAGCCGTTTCGTATTGCATATATTTTAAAGAGGTTCTGAAGACGTCCAATCTTCGTGGCTAAGTACGTCAAGTATCTCAGCGTGTGTAAGAGCGATGTCGTCTTCGTCGAGGAAGTCAGGTCGTGTTGATTCGAATTTAATAAACGTTTGAGAATCGTCAAGGCTGTAACGAAGCGTTTCGGCGGACGTCTCTAGCACTTGGTCAAAGTCGATTGAAGGGACGCGGTCAGCGTCAATGATTACGTAGTTTCTCATAATTGTTAAGAAGGTACGTCAGTTGAAAAAGTAGGGCCGTTAGTAAGAGTACCGTCGTTACCGCTAGGATTGCCGTTAGAGTCAACGCCTTGGTCTGTGATAGTAGTACCCGTTCCCCCGTCATTGTCTCCCATACGATAGTGAGCAACAGGATTGAACGATGATATGTCAGCAGGCACTCCGCTGTTATAAAGTGTTGCAATGTCTCCGCTTGCTGTCTGCCCTGTAGAAACTCCTCCATCCGATAATGCTGATCCGAAAATTGCAAACTCATCTTGCTTGCCTTCAAAATATATATCAGGCGAGCTAGTATCATAGTTTCTTGCACTTATAGCGAAAGTACCTGTGTTTGTCCAAGACGACATTGAGTTAGTTTGTGAGGTAAATATTTTGTAAACTCCGTCAAGGTATGCTCGTAGCTCAATATCACTTCCGTTTTGATTAACTCTATAAACAAGGTGATGCCAATCAGAATCGCGTGTGTGTGAGAAATTAGTAAGTGATCTTGTATCGTTGTATCTCATCCACACATAAATTGAACTGCCATTTGTGTAGCAAAGCACATCATTTCTAGGGGATGTATTACTTCTAAGTCCAAAGTAAGCTCTAGTACCCGATGCCGCTTCGTCCTTAAACCAAGTGGAAATAGTAAAATCACTGCGGAAGGTAGACTGAAAATTAGTACCTGTGTCTAAATAATCATTAGTGCCATCGAAGCTAACTGAATGCCCGTTCGTAAACGCGGCCCCGCCGCCGCTATCACCGCCGCTTGAATCAAATCCATAAAGCGTACCAAACGCCGGACGTTTAGTTCCCGACGGTGACGCGGTTATCCCGCTAGGCTTTGAGAGCGCCGAGGGAAACGATATAGACATTACAGCGAGTCAGTTGTACCCGTGATGAACACGGAATAAGTACCGTCGGTTCTAGCGGATACATTACCACGTATCTTTTCGTAGTGACCGTGGTCATCGCGTACAACGACGTTTCCATCGGCGGTTACTGCTTCGCTGTGAACGACTCTCCAACCGCCGCCGATATACGCTTCAACATCCACAGTCGCACCCGTCGTTACTGACGATGATGCAATGGCGAATGTCCAGCCTTTCGAACGTTCAACGCTGAAGGACGAGCCCGCTCCCGTGGCGCTTACGCCGTCGAGGAGAGTGATCTTCTGGAGTGATTTTAACATTATTATTCTTTCTTTATGAGTTACTTAGGTAAATTGACACCGCTTCCTTTATAGCTACCGCCCATACTTGGACGCGTAAGCTGTGCGGTTCCTCTGCGTTTCTTAGTCGTTGTCCCCCGACGTTTACTTGCGGGTTTAACAACAGCCGCTGTCGCCATTGGAGGAGGCGGAGGAGGTGGCGCTGGAGGCGGAGGAGGAGGCGATGAACTGCCGAGGCACATGATTATTCTTTCGTTGAAATAAGTGTTGTATGTTGTTCGTCGTAAACATCTTGTAGAAATTCGACGACTTTTCTTTGACCGACTTTAATCCATATTTCCCGTTCGCTGTCGTTAGGATCAGCACAACGGCAAGGGAACCGATCGCTTAAAGCGTCGATTAAATCCTTGCTTAAATCGGGTAATTTTCTTTCAATAGGGTCGTTCACTTTATACCGCCTCTAATGGATCAAATGGATTAGGTCGAGACAAATCTTCATTTAATGCGCCTGTTACTTGTTGGATTATGTGACTGAATCTTTGCTTATCTTCGTTGGAATATTCGCTAGGCATCCATAGATATTTAAGCTGTTGTTTCACAGGATCGTATTCTTTGTATTGAATAAGGTACGCCATCCACGCGTTCATAAGCGCTTCTTCTTCGGTCAGACCTGCGGCTTTATACGCCTTCATAACCGTCGCCCAAGTCGCGCCTTCATTGTCGAGTAAGCGATTAGCTTTAACGCCGCCTACACCGGGAATGCCTTTGTATCCATCGACAGGATCACCCGCCATTGTTTGCATAAGGTGATAACGACTAGCGTCTTCGACCGATACATCGTGTATCTCATCGCGGTTAAAGTCGTAGAAGGTACACGGCACGGACTTAAAGTCTTTATCGATTGACACGATGATACGCTTTTCATCGGGCGTTAAGTCCGTCGCCATGATCGCGAGTACATCGTCGGCTTCAAGGTTTGGGTATTGAACGATACCGTATTCTTCTGCCATCCATTCCCGCATAGGACTAAGACCGATCGGTGCGAACTTGGATCGTCGATTGGCTTTGTATTGTGGATTGAGTTTACGACGGTAGTTGTTCTTGTCCGATAGGGCGATGATAAAATCGTCGGCTCCTGTCTTCTCTTTGAACATGTCGAAACGTTCGATAGCCCAGTTCTTAGCGAGAGCGAGATCGGTATGTACCGTCCATAGCTCGTCTTTCCATTGGACGTTTGCTTGCGCAACGAATGATGATTGGTAGGCGATCACGTCGCCATCTATGAGTAATGTCGTTTTCATTTTATTTATAGAATATGCTCCAGTTTTCTTGATACTTTTTGTATTTGGAAGTGCTTGATGTTGAAGGAGATAGGTTGACTGTCTTGCTTTTACCGATGCCCTCACGCGGTATGATCCACCACACATCGACGGGTAAGACGTAACAAGCAACGACGTCTATATCGTCACTCAGTGATGTCTTATGTACCGTGCCTTTAGACGTGACGACTTTATAACCGCTGAGATTGCGGAGCTTGGAAGTCGCTTTGACTTGGACTCTGTGCGTTCCCGAAGGCGACGTCACAAGATAGTCCCACGGCATGGGTGTCGTTGTGGGATGCGGTTCGAAGTTACGTTCTAGGCATTGACGCATGAACGCGATCTCGGCGATCGTGCCGACGCGTTGTGACTCGGAGGTAGGCACGACGTGTTAGTGTGTTTCGGCCCAATTATCCCCGACCTTAAACTCGCCATCTAACGGGCATCGCATCTTCAGGTTTACACCCGCCGCTCTGATCGCTTCAACGGCGAGTTGTCCGTAGACCTCTGCGTATTTAGGTGCGACCTCCGCTTGGAACTCGTCATGGATGTTCGCTACAAACGCGTATTCCCTACCGTGTTGCCAACCGAGATTGGTAAGCTTGTAGTAAAGCAGGATCAACGCTTGCTTCATCACGACGGCTCCGGCGCTTTGTAGCAATGTGTTCAATGCGGAATGTTCAGAGCGTATCGGTAGGACACGTCCGTCTAAACCGCGTAGGAAACCACCACGTCTAACGCGTTCTTCAACGGCTACTCGTAGTTTGTTAAGCGCAGGAAGCGCCGCTAGAAACCGCGCCTTCAAGTTCTTCCCTTCGCGACTACTACCGCCAACGATCTCTCCGATCTTAGCGTCACCTGCACCGTATAAGAATGCGTAGATAAACGTCTTGGCTTGGTCACGTGTCTCCAGACCTGCCGCCTTTTGATTCATCGTATGGATGTCGCCTGTCAGTAGTTCCTTGGCGTACTGTCCGCCGTCGTAGATGCCGAGGTAGTGCGCAAGCATACGCAGTTCAAGACCGCTGGCATCGCACCCTACTAGCTTATAACCTTCACCCGCTGTGAATAGCTCTCGACATTCTTTACCGTAGGGAGCGCGTACAGCCGGGACTTGAGCGACGTTAGGATAGCTGTGTGTACAACGTCCTGTGACGGCGCCGTTGGTGTTTACCTTGCCGTGTATGCGACCGTTCCTGACGCTCTTGATCCACGCGTTATCGCCGTCCGCTAACATACCGAGACGTTTGGTAACCATGAGATACTCAAGCAACAGATCAGCCGACGGATGTTTGATGCCTTTCAACACGGCTTCATCGATCTTTGGCTTACCGTCAGGCGTGAACAGTTTTGGTTTCCATCCGAGTTGTTGTAGGCGTTCAGCGATTTGATCGCGACTGCCGGGATTGAACGGTATGGACTTAGTCTTGTTAGCTAACTTAGTCGCCTTATTCGCAAGTGCTTGTACCTGTCCTTCTTCTTTAAGCATCTTCTTAAGCGCCGCTTTAGTCTCGCCGAAGTATTCCTTACCGTCGACCTCAACAGCGTATCCGCTAGGCGTCTTCATCTCTTCGACCTTCGGCTCGAACGTCTTGTGAAGCTCGTCCTTTAACTCGGCTCGACGCGTGGTCAACGTCTGTTCAAGAGCGTCCGCTTTCTTCGCGTCAAAGCGAAACCCTGTCATCTCCTGCTTGCGTACGATCCGTGCAAACATATGTTCGATGTTAAGCATCGTTGAGTTTGGCTCTTGATCTCGCATGTACGCACCGACCGCATGGGTAACGAGTACATCCAGTTCGCAATATTTCTTCATGTCCTCATTGTATGCGTCGAACGCGCCGTCCTGTTCGCCGTAAGCGTCCTTGAAGACGGAGCCTATGCGATGACCCCACGCCTTCAAGCTGTGCGATCCCCATAGTTCTTTCGGGAAGTTATCACGCGACATATCAAGGGCGAACAGATCGCTATGCACACAGCGCGACGTCACCATCGTGTCCAACACACGCGCTTTAGGCGTCCATTTATACAGACGTTCAAGCGCGGGTAGGTCGAACCCAAAGACGTTATGACCGACGATGGTCACGGCTTGATCGAGTTCGTGTAGTCCCGCTTGTATCCCGTCACCACTAAACGTCACCATCTTTTCCAAGACGGGATCGTAGATAGATAAGCAATGGACAACCTCAAGCCCGTCTAGCGTTGTGAAGTCGTCGAGTGCGTTGGTCTCGATGTCGAAGTAGAGTGTCTTATTTCGTTTACTCATAGCTTAGAACGGATGATCCGAATCCATCGTTTGATCGTTATTAAACATAGTTGCATCAGTTTCATTTAATCTTCCTGTCTTGTTATCGAAGTACAAAGTCCCTGCTAAACCGCTCTCTCCTGAGAAACGATTCTTCAGAACTCTTAGTCTCGTTTGGTTGGCGTCAGACTCAGACTGTTGGTTACGTTCTAATCCGATGACCATGTCTGACAGTTGAGGGATGGCGTGAGAACCACGTAGGTGAGCGAGGCTTGTTACCGCTCCTTCTTCGTGTCCCCCGCCGGGTGGTCGTTTGAGGTGACTGACTAAGACCATCCCGCATTGAGTCTCCTCAACAAGCGATCTTAGTCGCGTCATGGTGTTATCGATTAAGCGTCGTTCGTCATCGCCGTCAAAGCCGCTGACTACGATCGACAGGTGATCAAGGAATATCCACTTACATTCTAGTCCTTTGCATAGGTATCTAATTTTGTTCAGTAGATTATCGCTGTCACAACTGCCGAAGTGATCGTACGTAAAGAACTTGCCGTTCCCTACCGTCTCTTCAAACGTCGGTCTTAACGCTTCTGGTTCGATCTCTCTTTCGAGATGTAGTTGTTTACCGACGTGTAGTCCCATGATGCCGAGAGCCGTCCGCCTGACACTCTCTTCCAACGCGATATAACCGACGGTCTCTCCCGCCTGTAACAACGAGTAAGCAACCTCACGACAGAACAATGACTTCCCAATTCCACTTCCCGCGCAGATCGTAACGAGTTCTCCTCGACGTAGTCCGTGTGTCATGTTGTTCAGTATTTCGTATGGGTACGGTTGAGCCTCGGCGTTGTTAACTTCGGTGATCTTGTCCCATAGTTCGTCGCATCCAACGATCCCGTCAGGTCGATAGTCCCTTGCTTCCCATACCGCTGTGACCACTTCCTTCGAGCGGTTAGCAACGATCATATCGTTCGGGTCTTTCAGCGGTAGCTCGGCGATCTTGGCGCGTCCCGGCGTTAGTAAAGCGGCGCACTCGGTCGCTCCCTTTCTTCCGCTGTCGTCCATGTCGAACATGAACACGACTTCATCGAAACGTTCCAACCAATCAAGCGCTTGAGCGACGTGGTTCTTCCCGCTTTGAGCGCCGTGTGGAATCGATACGACTGCCCACTTATGTTCGAACGCTTGTGATACCGATAGGGCGTCGATCTCTCCTTCGGTTACAATGACGCGTCGACCGCCGTCTCTCCACAAGTGTTGACCGTACAGTCCGACGAGTTCGCCTCTGACTTTGAAGTCTTTGTTGGCGTACCGTATCTTCTGTCCGACGAGCTTGCCGTCTCGACTGCGATAGTTAGCGACTTGTGCTTGTTCTCCGTCGACCTCGGCGACTTGGTAACCCCACTTTCTACATGTGGCTTCCGTCAGGTTACGGCGCGTTAATGCTGTGTATTGCCCCGTGATAAATGTCGGGGGCGCTTTGTTCTCAATATTCATTTTCGTTTTATTTTCGTCCGTGTCAGGGAATGTATGTTCACCGCAGGAGAAACAATGCGTCTGTCCGTTTACATATTCGGATCGGGCATCGGAACTACCGCAGGATGGACATGCCGTGTGGACTTGTGTGTATTCAGCCATGATTTAGGTATCGTCTTGTCACAATATTTTATTCCTTTCTTCTCGCACCACATCGCGTAGGTCGTCTTCGATCCCTTACGGATTTTGTTTGATGCGTTCTGAAAGCAAAGGCGGACATCGAGTTCGGGATGTTGCTCACGAATTAACAAGTGTTTGGTTCGGTCTTCGGTCGTCCATAGCCCTTTGGTCTCAACAATGATTCCATTGGGTAGGATGAAGTCAGGCGTGTATGTTGCTGTTTTCATGAACTCGATCTTCATACTTTCGTATCCGAACTCGACGCCGTTCCGCCGTAAAAAATTGGCGGTCTTTGCTTCGAATCCTGAACGAAAATTAGAAGTCCGCCGCGCTTGGCTTTGCTTCCTCTTTCGTCTCGGCATCTATATTATCGTTGGTTGGTTGATCGAGGGTCTGTTCGAATGTTTCGCCCCCGTGTGTGTATCCTGATTCCTCAGCGCTAAAGCCAAAGCTCGACGCCTTCTCGGACGTTCCGACTTCGGCAAGCTCGATGATTTGTACGGCTTGCGGTTCAAGACGCATCCCAAAACCGTGAGCGGCGACGTACCAATACTGAACCTTCAGTCCTAGTTTGATCGTGCTTCCACCTCCGATGATGGTGTCGTCTTTAATCGGATTACCTTTCGCGTCATAGCGACCGACAGAAAGGAAGTATTCGGAACCGTCCTTGCGTTTCCCTCCGCCTTTCAGCTTTGTCTTGATGTAGTGGTTACCCTCGTCGTCGATGCAGAACGGTGAGTTCGCTCGCTTGAGTTCGCCTTTACCTTGCTTCACGCATTCTGCTTTGTACGCTTCCTCGTATCCGGGCTTGACCTCGTTCTTAAGCGCCGTCCAATCGGCTTCACTCAGTATGAGTTCGGTTCGGTACGTGCCATACTCAGGCGTGTCAAATTCGCCTTTAGATGGGCTAGTAAGCCAGCAGTATCTCGCGGTTCCTTTAGGTGTTGTTATCGTTTTCATTTTACTCGTCATTAATCGCTCCTTTTAAGCGTCGTTTTAAGCGAAGAAATATTCCGAACCCAGCACCTCAAGCGGGTCTAATGTCCCGTAAGGGGGCAGGTCTGGAAGTTCCTTCTCGGTTTGCGTTTTGATCTCATCCTGAAACTTCAGAAGTAGATCGGTTGAAAAGATTTCAGCGGTTGACTTGCGTAGGAATACGCCGAGCTTCTCCGCGTTTGTGCTGTGTGTTGCGAAGCTGTCGTGAACCATCGCCAACGATCGAATGCCTTGTTCCTTTGCGTACACCGCTGTCTGTTGGGCGACGCTTGCATCGAGGCTGTGGACGAAGTTAGGAGAGATGCCGTTGGCTTGGCGTTTCTTATCTAGCCCGTCGGTCTCCTCATTATAACGGATGTACATGGCTTTCTCGCCAAGCGTCGTCATGATGCGTTTACGAGCGACGTTGATGTAGCGTTGACGGACTTTGAAACCCATCGGTGTCGTCCACACCACGGGCGTTTGTTCGTGACCGAGAACGCGTACCGTATCTTGAAGCCATTTCATCACGCGGTTCGGACGCTCAAGGCATTGATCCATCGAACGCCATACGAGATTGCTCAGGTAGTTGAGCGCCGCTAAAGACTCCGTTCCAAACGGATCAAGATTATTAGCGAGACACTTCTCACCGTACCAATCGGCGATGTAGTCCTTACAACTGAAGCGTGTTCCGCCGTAGGGCTTGACCATCACGGGACGTTTCGTCGCCTTGCGATCGACGCCAAACTTCAGCCACGCCGCCGCCACATGATTGCCTTTCTTCACGTCCGCCAGAAGCAGATCGTTCACACGATCACTTACAAAAGAGTAGAGATCGGCGGGTACGTCCGTGCTTGTGACGTTCGTTGCGGCTCCGCCAATCTCGTCGCGACCTAATAGGCTTAAGAGTTGAATGCCATTGTTAGATGCGTCCATCGCACAGGGAAGCCTCGTCTTGAAGCCCCTGCCCCCATGCGCCAATAAGTCTCCCCATTCGAAACAGAACGCGAGGAACTGCCAAGGATCGTCCGCTTCCGTCCACCAATCGTGTGTCTTTGGATCGCTGTAGACTTCGTGGATTTCTTTCTTTCTCGAATGTACCCACTTCACACGTTCGTCGAGCGTCACCTTATCGTTGCCGAAACAGTTCGCTCCGTGGATCGCCAACCAACGCGCTTCGGTCTCCGGCTTCCATATCGTTTCTGACTCGCTGAACAACAGCAAAGCCTTCGATAAGTCCGTGCCTTGTGGCGACAGGAAGTAAGGAATCGGATACATACGACCGCGAAAGTCGATTTGATGTGGGAAATGAAAGTGTTTACCTGCGAACTTATCGCCCGTCCAAAGCGTCTTCAGGACGTGGAGACGTTGCGAACGTAAAGACATATTAAGATTGTGTATGATCCCACACTTACGCGAGTTCTCACGCTTGGTATCGGCGTCGCTGTCTTCGGGTATGGGCGGTGGTAGTTCGTAGTCAGAACGTCGGCACATCTCACCGATCTCTTTGTTGTTCTCCCACGCCCATTGAGCGACGTCCAAGACGCGATCGTTGACCGTCCACTTCGTCTGTTGAATGTGATTGACCGCGTCCACCACGGGCTTCATCGCGTTGAAGTCGAGCGAACGAAGATGATCCATGTCGAACGACTTGATAAACTTCTCAGCGGGTAGCCCGTCGACCTCGCCGTATCCGCCATACCATATAGATGTCCAATCCTTGGGCGCGTCGAGAGTCGGTAGCCACATCGGTGCGAGGACTTCGTGATGTTGGTTGTAGTCCGCGATCCATTGGAACAACTCGTCGGTTACGGTGACGTGTGTGACGGTCTTCTTACCACCGCCTTGACCGATCACCTTGAACTGGATCATGTGCGTTGCTGTGCGTATCACTTCGAGCAACCACGTACCTATCCCTACCTTTTCCTTACGCGTCCATGTCTTCCATCGTTCCATGTTTCCCTTCTTTGCTTCGCCGAGGTCATGACGTTTAAACGCCTGTACCTTTCGGCTATAGGATTTATGGGAATACTTCTCGACGTCCTGTTGTGCGTAGTGAAAGACGTTTGGATGGTTGTCACGTAGGTAGCGGTAACGGACTTCGTCTTCGATACGATTAGCGATGTTGATACACGCCGATAACAAAGGTCGTTTGATGCTGATGTTATCAAGCGTCGCTTGGAACGCGATTAAAGCGATGACTTCCGCTTCCAAGTCCCATATCAACGGCAACCAATGCTGTACAGCTTGCGGGTGCTTACGGTGATAACCGACCCGCTTGTCTATCTCGCGAATAAGTTCCGGCAGTTGGGTACGCATAAGACGCTGTCCGTAAGGTGCTTCGGATTCCTTGCCCCGATCGCGAGCGGACTGCACCTTCGAACGGTAACGAGCGATGCCTTGCTCGACCATCTCTAGGTTAAGTTCTAGCTGATCCATGTTTCGTTTTTATTGGGTGTTTGGTCACGAGTTGGACACGGTGACCTATCGCCAAGGAAATCGGCGCAGGATAAAGTGTCAACTAAATTATTGATATATTTAAGGAAGTTGGTGACTTGCGCAACGCAATCGATATGATTTATGGCGTTTTTGAATCCAGCGCGTCTACCAATTCCGCCACACCCGCTAGGTAGATTCACTAAAGAATACAAAGACTTAATAAAATTAGTCATATCAGTGTTGGTCACGCAAGTCACGCTGTTTATGCCCTTTTGGTCACGCTTTGGTCACTCAGTTCCAACGCGTCTCTAGCGGCGTGAAGAGACTTCGGAACAACCTTCGCGTAACGGATCGTCGTTTGTATGGCACGGTGTCCAAGGAACTCTTGAATGACCCGTAGGTCGATCCCTTTTTCAACGAGCCGTGTTGCACACGTATGTCTAAGCGAGTGAGGAACGAACTCCTTATCGCCGTCAAGACCGATCAATGCTTTGACCAAGTCCCACTGATGACGAAACGCATGTCGTGTAAAGTTGAACAACGGAAGTTCTGAATCGCTCTTGTAGTTGCGTTGAAGCGCGTTCAATGCCCGTTGTGTGAGCGGTACAGATCGAGACTTACCGTTCTTGGTGTCCCATAAATAGATGACGCGTTCTTCGACGTTCACATCGCGTCCACACAACTTGAACAGTTCACCTGTCCGTAGTCCTGTGTCGATCAAGACCTCGATGAAGTCCGCCATTTGATCGTGACGTAGCTCGCGGAACTTGGCGATCAGGACGACCTCTTCATCGTAGCTTAACCAACGCATACGACCTTCGCTTTCTCGCTTCCGTTCGATGACGGGCATACGAGAGATGTAACCCCGGCGGTATGCGTGTTTAAGCATCTTGGAAAGCGCGGCGAGACGACGGTTTATTGTTCCGTTACTCTTACCATCGCGTTCCAGTTGGTAGATCA